AACCATTGATTGTGAGGATAGTGTTTCAATGGCTCCTGCTCTAACAAATACAATAGAATTATGCATTTCTATTTTGCAGTCTTTATTCTTACCGTCAATATTACGAATCTTAACATTACCAATTTCAATATCTGAATCGGCAATCCATGCTTTCTTAACATCTATGAAATCGTATTTAATATTACGCTTGACTGTAACTTCTTCCATTAAACCAGCAAACGTACCGTCGCCATCGCCTGTTCCTAAGACAACAACATGCAAGTCATCAAATTCGATTACCTCAGTGTTTTCTTCGAGGGCATTAACCCTGTATTCGGATATGGTCTTCATTATATTATTATATCAACTCTGTGACTAAATGTCAACTACTTTTTACGCTTATCTGCAATCCTACGACGAAGATTAGCCTTATCGGCTGCTGACATACTACGGCCACCAAATTCTTCTAAATCTTTATCTTCAACGATCTCGGGATGGAGTTCCATAACATCTGAATTATCGTAATAGTAATGTTTCATTAAAAAGTTTAGAATATCTTTCTTCTCTCCAGTAACATCAGCAGTAGTATTACCCGTCTGCTTGATCTTAATTTTGAACATCTTTTCGATTTTCTGAGTTAACTTTTTATCACCTACGTAATCAATATCAGCAAGTCCTTTTCCTTTACCAGCTTTAAGAGCTTCGTTAACGGATTCGTCCATTGAAATAGTAACTTCTTCATTATGCGGATAACCTTTTAATGGTTCCTTTGAAGGCACTAAAGCCATCTTAATTTTTTCATAAGTTAGCTTATTAATTTTTTCTTTAAATTCTTTTGTTCTTGCGTCAAGACTTTTCTTGATCTCTACGTCTAGTCTTTCTTGCCTTGTTAATTCCTTTGACATCTTATCCTCCGAATTCGTGGCCCGCGACTCGCTTCATTTGTTTTTCAAATTCTGCTTGGTCTGGTTTAGTTTTATATAATTTGATTGATAGGTTAGCTTTATCTTTGCCTTTGATACGCCATTCGTAACCATCAGCTTTATGTTCTGGCTTTGTTGTTTTAACAACTCGGCGTTCGTATCCGTCATCCCATGTTTCTGAACCTTCTGATAACTGTTCATCAACAAGCAATGCTAAAACGTGTGGATCTAATCCAAATTGTTGAGCAATCTTACCTGCATAGTATTCTTTACCATGTCTTGGCTTAGGGCCGTGTTTAAACATGATTTCTTTTACTTTAGCAACAGCTGCAGTATATTTCTTTTTGAATATTGTATCGGCCGCTAACTTCTTAATTAATTGATTCGTGTTCAATTCTTCGAGCTCCGTTGATTCTGGTACACAGTTGGGAACGTCTTTACCGTTCTTCTTTTTCATTCCAACTTTTTTGTATCCAGACCAACAGCCGTCTGCTTCACAATACTGTTTAAAGGTTTTCATTAATCCATATCTTTCATAAAGTCTTTAATTGCTTTAACGTCAATTCCGATCTTCTTAGAGATTTGCTCGGCTGACATACCTTTCTTTACCATATCGTGGAATTCTTTCATTTTGCCTTCGTCAAGATCAACTGATTCTTTAACTATTTTGATATCCTTTCCAGGCACTCCGTTGGCTTCCTTACCATTATCTAAATCAATATCGAAGGACTTATCAGCGCCTTTAAACCTACCATTGTCCATTTGTCTAATGATACCTTCTTTTCCAGCAAAGCGACCTTTAGTAATTTTTACTCGGCTGCCTAATTTTTTTGCTTCGTCAAGATCAACTGATTCAAATTTGTTAGTTACTGTATATGGCTTACCTTTGATATGTACAATAGCTTCGCCTTCTTTATCTACGTTGCCATCCCAAGTACCATCAGCATGAGCTTTACGAGCAGCTTTAACATCTGGGTTATTATCAATAAGTGGATTGCGCTTCATTTTGCCTTCGTCAAGATCAACCGATTCAATAACACCATTCTTAACCATATCTAACGCATCAAAAATATCCTTAACCTGATCTCTAAGGTCTGTATCCAATGCTCTTATAGCACCTTGGAATACTTTCTTATTACCAGATCTATATAGCTTTTCGATACGTCTTATGTCTTTCTGATCTCGGCCTTTCATTTTGTTACCAAGATCATTTAAACCTTGAACAGCTTTTGGTACCGATTCAGCAATTTCAAAAGTTCCTTCATTCATAATACTATCAATGAAATCTTCTAATTCTTCGACGTCGTCAGTTTTGATTTCGCCGTTATCCAATGCCCAATTAAATAGCTCATCTTCGACTTTCTTTGGTAAATCTTTACCTCTTCGAAGAGCGTCAATATCTTTACGATGTTTGGTTATCAGGTTCTTCCAATCGTTATCTCTCGGAAACATTTTAATAACTTTCTGAATGTTTTCAGTAGTTAACTTGATATCGGCCATAGCTTCAAATAGTTTTGACATTATCCAAACCTCTTCGCAAATGTTTTGAGATCAATTGTTTCAAAACCACCAAACTCATCGGTTACTCTGAATCCAACTTTACCTTTAACTTCTACAGGTTTTGCTGAATAATATTTGTTGCCTTGTCTAAGACCGCCGATTTCAGATCCATAGAAACCAAGCTTTTTCATTTTAGGAGCAGCTTCTTCAAGTTCTTCGTCAAACATACCAGAATCTTTCATCATCCTGAGAGCATCTTTCTTTGCTCTTTCCATATTAGACTTATTCATCTTTTCAACAGCTTGTTTAATCATCTTAAGACGTTTTGCTTTATCAGCAGGTGACATTGCCTCTTCAACTTCTTTCTCATCATCTTTAGGCTTCTTGCCATTCTTCTTATCTTGATAGGCTTGAAGAGCAGGTGGTAAAGTACCTTCCTCAACGCTTTCCTTTCTTGCGAATGAAGCGGCGTATTGACCAGGACGAGCTCTAGGATACATTGCTTTGAATACATCCTCATGGCCCATTATAAAGGTAATCAAATCTTCAAGTACGACGGTGTCTAATTTAGCAATAATCTTTTTGGCGTCTTTAAGTTTGTTTTGAGATATAAGTTTAGCAACAGTTTGATAATCTGTCTTATCACTACCAGATTCTTTTCTGGCCGCAGTATCAATTTCTTTTGCTAATTCCTTTGATGAGCTAGAAAGGTTCTCGTTGACTGTATCAACGCCTTCTAATATATGTCTGAATTTTTTCATTTGGTTTCCTGGTCCTTGAATTCTTTAAAAGTTTTTAATTTCTTTTTACGCTCGATCTCTTGACCGGGCGTATCTTTTTGAAGTTTTGCTCGAGCTTTATCGGTTCCCCAATCACCAGCTCCACCACCTTCTTTAATATTATTTATACGATCCATTATTTAACTTTGTCGGCTAAATCTTTATCAGCTTTACCCCATGTACCTGGTGATTTTGTAGCAAAACTATTTACTCTTGCCAATCCCCATTGTACTGGAGTTGTACCAGGACGATGGCCTGTTCTCCAAGCAGCAACACCTCTATCAAATACTTTCTTTAATATACCGTAAGGCATACCTGATTTTTCTGCTTTATCTTTTAGGGATTTTTCTGGATTTGATTTTTCTGATACGAATTCAACTTGTTCAATTAATTGTTCTATCTCGTTGATTCTTTGTTCTGTGATTTCTGATTCAATGCTTGCTCTTTGTTTTTCAACGGCTTCTGCTTCTTTTGCTTTACCGTACATTTTAAATCTATAATCAAAGTTTACAGAATTATCTTGTCTTAATAACTGATGTGGTCTTTTTAAGCCTGCACGTTCCATATTACGATTAACGGCTTCACCAAACATTTTCTTAAACTTGTTTGAATGCTTAGATGGTTTTGTCTCAGCTTCTGCATCACCGGGTGCCTTATCGTAAGCATCAGGGTTATCATCATCCATCTTTGACTTTTTATTAAAATGAGCTTGTCGCTTATCTTTAGTTGAACCACCTAGATCTTTATAATACCCAGGTTGTTGTTTTTGTTGTTTGGATTCTTTATCGTCTTCTTTTTGCATTCTTTCTTGAATAGATGCTGCTCGATACAAGTCAACGTTGGAGGATTCGTTTGCGGATCTTAAAGCCTTTTGAACTTCAGGATGTTTTGATAGGTTTCTTTTGAGTTTATCAATTTCCTTAACTGCGTAATTCATATTACCTGCTAAATCCAACGCAAGCTCGATTCCTAATTTAACATTCTTATCTCGATTGGCTGCAGCTTTAGAATTTGGATTTGATTTATAATAACTTGCGACTTCAGCGCCTGTTAGTTTTTGTTTACCCATTGCTGATAAAGGATCAACCTTACCTGCTTTAACTCTTTCGGCTAGGAATTGGTCAACTGCATAATTGATTGCTTCATCAATACCTAATCCTTTACGAACTGCTGAATATAAGTCTAACCTTATTTTGTCGTTTCTTGTTGGAATTCCTTTTGTAAATAAATCAAACTCACCTTCTGCTGCCAATGCTCTCATCTTACTTGCTGACATTCCATCAACACCATCAGAGTCAGGATCCCGTTCACCGGCTGATACAACGTCAATACTATCAAATGTATAATCTTTGCCGTTATATTTGTTTAGCAGAGTCTCAAATTCTCTAACTCGATCTGAACCAACAACTAAAACTAAATCCTTATAGCCTTTCTTTTGTAATTCTTTGGCTACTTCAATAATGGTTTTTGATTGAGATTTAACGACAATCTTTTTACCGAATAGAGCTTGACCAAATTTAATCTTATCATCATACGATAATGGATTCTTTTTAGAATCTTGTGTTTTTGATAGGTAAACTAATGGAGTACCTTTAACCGCGATTGCAGTTTTGATAATTTCATTAACTAATTTTTCATGGCCAACTGTTGGAGGATTCATACGACCAAATGTAATGACAGCCTTTGACTTAACTGCTTCGTTAATACGAGGTTCAGTATCAACATACTTGTCTGCGTCAAAAGTAGTTTTGGTATCTTTCTTAATGACATCGTTTTCATCTTGATCTTTTTTCTTATCTTTACGCTTTTTGATGTCTTTATTAGACACATCTTTGGTTTTATCAGTATCGGTGTAATCGTCTATAGATCCTGCCGCCATTGATGTTGCATCTGCTTCTTTTAAGCGATCCATGTGATATTCCTAATTTTTAGTTTACTAATGTTTTTATTTATAATAATTAGCAAAGGCTTGTATAAATTCGTAGTTAACGTGTGCTGACTCGTCCCAAATCGTTGATTCTCTTAAATATCCTATCGCGGGGGTGGGGGACATAATTACGAGCGGCATTACTGTTTTGCGTTGTCCATGAATAAAGTATGCGTTATCGACTGCTCCTAGAATTCCTTTTTGTTCTATTTCCCAGACAAGGTTCTGTGCAGTTCTTTTTGTCATCATATAAGCATGTGCGCCTTCATGTCCGCTTATACCGATTAACTGTCTTGGTTGTTTATTTGCTTCAATATAATCATACTTAGATATATCAGACAACTTATATCCTAACGTGATTAAATAATTATCAGGTATTTGCGTATCTGGTTTATAGTACATAATAGCATCGTGTTCTAATACAATGCCAACGTTATCTTTACCTTCGGCGATCTTTTTCCAAATAGCAGCATGACCTGCAGAACAAGTATTTGCTTTGTGATGCATGTTTGGTTCAGCAACATATTGCATTGGTTCGTGGAATTTCATTTTGATTCCAGTTTCACACCAAGCCATACGGCCAGTACAATGAGACCAACCTTCAAAATACTCCCAATCTAAATCAACCGCATCGCAACTATCTGCACAAGTCTTTGCGTATTCTCGAGATGTTGGATGGTCGTGTGTTAAAATATACGCTTTCAAAATTCTACCTTATCATACCCACACGCCATGGCGTAATGGTTAATTCTTTCTATGTGTTGTTTGGATGGTGTTGGAAATTCCTCAGCCATTTGTTCAAACGATTTATGTTTTCTGGTGTTTTCTTTATTTGGATGTTCTATATACTGAATATCTGGATATGCAGATTTAAAGTAATTAAATAATTTCTGTTCTTCGTTCTCAATTCTATATTGTACATTTGGGCGACAACGTAGAATCATTTCATGGAACTGGCATATACTATCAATTGCGTTTTCTAATGGGTTGTCACTATTCAATCCAATAAACTGTTTACGAAAGTGTGTCGAGTCGTAATCAAAATTTGAATAGTTAAAGTTTTCGTAATACTTTGTACCACACCAACTAGTTCCATCTTTATCACAGGGTGGTGTTTCAGTATATACAATTGAAGCAAGAGCGGTCTTTGGATCTCGTGTATTATATACTAAATGATTATAAGTTGGTCTTCTATCAAATCCTTTCTGCCACAAATATGGTCCTTTTGGTTTAACCAATAACCAAGATACAATACCTTGCTTACCCATTGCTTCATGACCAACATCTAAACCCCAATCTGATAATACTTTACTTGTATAACCAGTTCCTGTTCTTGGATGTCCTAAACCTAATATTTCTACGTGAATCACTCTATACCTTCATAGTATTGTTTTGTTGTGCCTGGCAGACCTAAATCTGTTGCTGTTGAACCCCAATGTTGTTCTGCGTATATTTTGCCTGGTCCATCATACCTCGGATACCCAGGACGAAACCACTGTGGTATAAATGTATAAGAAGGAAAGATATGTAATAGGTGGCGAGTGTCATCGAGTAATCTTGCTAAGAAAAAGTTTCCAGTTGATTCGTGTGGCTTTGGATCTAAATCTCCAGGTCTTAATGTATGTAGTTTTCTCAATATAACATCGAGGAATTTATTACCTGGGTTTGCTGCCATGATTGGAGATATAGATCTCGGTATTACATCTTCCTTTTCAAATACAGTATATGCTAAGTTTGGATCTTCAACGAATAGTTCACTAACATCATGATAACATTCTGAATCTGCTTCAGGCCAAAAACCACCTCTCTCAAAGATTAACTCATAACGAATTAAATCAGCAACTCCTGCCCAACACTTCTGTCTATAATACTCTTCAATTAAATGTTGATTATACCATTTACGTTTATGTAACATATCATCTGTGAATACTGAATACTCCCAGTCAGGCATTTTATCTGGCCAAGTATTCATCCACTTCAATGGAGCAGGATTGGGTCCTATCCAAATGTGGGTCATCTTCTTTTCTATGTTCATCCCATACGATCCAAATTATATACTGGCTGTTTTAAAATTTCCATTGCCGCGGTTGCGTTGTCGTTAGAGTCTAAATTTATATATCCAATATTAAGTCGGTCAAATTGTTCTATGATTGCTTCGTCAATTTCAATACACTCATCTATATCCTGTGCTCTACCTTGTTGGTCAAAACCTTCAGGTCTTTCTAACATAAAGTTAATATTATGATTATATAAACAATAACACTCAAAAGCCATTTTATCAATTAGATCTGAATATAATGGTTCGCCGTATCTTTCACGATATATTGGACTTAATAAAACAGGACTGTCTGTAATGATATAATCTACCTTATCAGAGAGTCGTAATATTTTTCGATGTTGATGACCAAGAACCCAGAGCTGATCTTGTAGCATAGGGATGTTACCTTCCCATACGCACTCTTTGGCAAACTCATCAGTGAGTTCAACATTATAGCCTGCGATTTTCATTTGATAGAACAAACCAGCTGCAGCGGTAGATTTACCCGAACCGGGTCCGCCGTAGAAGTTTATGACTGTAACGTCTTTCATTAAGGATCACCTTATTCATATTTTAGAATTTATATTATAACAAACTTGGGACACAATGTCAACTAATATTATTGTAGTTGAATGCGAGTTAATGTGAATGACATTCTAGGTCCAACTGTTTGGATACCCAGAAGTGAACGTGCTCTGACATCAACTGTTTGTGTGCCATCTAATGTTACTATAGTTTGCAAGATAAATGGGAATTCAAAAGTCTCTAGTGAAATTGGGCGAGTATCTGTACGCATTGAGTCTTGAACCATAACACCATCTACGAAGACTGCACAACGAAATATTGCTAGCGGAGAAGCACCACCTGGAATAAGACTACCACCAACAGTAGCAGTATCAAACCCTGTAATTGCACCATCGTTAGTACCAATACTTAATTGTATTTCACTTGCACCTGTACTCGATACGCCACCTTGGCCAGCAAACATATTAAATATGGCTAACACAGTGCCTAAAGTCAGACTGCTATTGATAGTACCTGTTGGAGCAGTAATAATACTGGCAGCACCAAGACTTACTGCACCGTTGATAGCCAGCATTCGCCCTTCTAATGTTGTTCCTGCGCCGGTGCTAACTGCAGCTTGATTGGCTAATATTGTGCCTCTAAAGATAGCATCAGCTGCGGTACTTGAAGCACCTGCTGAAACAAAGAAAACATTGCTACTCGTTGCACCACCAGTCAATACTACTTCAGCACCCACACCTGTGGTAAATGCTCCAGCGGTACGGAATACAAACAGAGCATTAGGATCACCATCAGCATCTAGTGTTAGAGTGCCTGTGACGTTTATTGCTCCAGTTTGAATGTAAACACCTGGACCTAATGTTTCACTACCGTATGTTAAGGAATTTGCACCACGATCAGTTTCACTTCCAGTTGCAGTAAGAGCAATCAACTCATCGTATAATACAATCAACTCTTCTTTAGCGCTCAATGTTTGACTTGAAGTACTGTCAACTGTAAACTGACTATTGAAATTTACTAAGTATGTTCCCGCCGAAGGTGATTTTGTCATTGTGGGAATTACAATAGAAGTTGATGAATTTATCAGAGTGGCGTTATTGCTAGCAGTTTCTGCATACACAGACACGATTGGTTTTGTAAATTCAAATTTACCATTCGTTGAATTGTATTGCATATTTAAACCGTCTGCAATAGTTGAGCGATTCACATCATCAAGCATACGAAGATTAACTTCACCACCACCGCCTATTGTAGACATTTGTGTTTGAATTCGTGATAAGAGTAGCTTGTAATGATCGTTCATTTGTTTTTGCGTAGCGTATTGAGGATCAGGCTGAGGAAGGGGTGCTACAGGAACTGGAGATTCTTTAAGAACAGGAATAGGTAATTCTCTTTCCTGAATAATATTCGCGCTAACAGATTTTAATACTTCCTCAAATGCGGCTGGAAATTCCTGTTCTGTTAATATAACAGGCTCAGAATCAGTTTTAGCTTCTGTTATTTTTTTAAACAACTCATAAGGATTATCAATGACAATCTTTTTCTTTGTTTTAATACCCTGAGACTCTTTGTATTCTTCCCAATCTAACATAATCTTTGCCTTGTTTGTGCCGGCCCCTTTAAACGGCCGACTGTTATTTCTGCCAACCTTTGATATATTGATCTGAGAAGTTAGCAAGACTGAATCCCATACGATCCACAATCTTCAATGCATTCTTTCCATAATGGTCAATGGCAACAAACCCTTCTTGACCTGTTACTTCGAATCCTTTTGCTGTTTTGAGTAGTGTTTTAATACCACCAACTTTATTTAATTTATCTATGATAACATATTTCATATCAACCATCAAATCATATAAAGTAAATATAGCTTCGAGTTTTTTCGTATTACCTGGAGCAGCAAAGATTTGTAATGCTAACGTTGCTTTATCCATTTGTGTTTTCTTACCAGCAGGAGTCTTGCGCTTATCTGCTTCTTTCTTATAATACTGTTGTATGTAACTCTGTAAATCTTTAACGAAAGGTTTGACCGCGCCAATACGTTGACCATCGCGTACCTTTGTATTGATAAAAGTATTTACCTTTTGATTTAAATCTGCGTTTGTTCCGAGTTCGCCTAGAACCTTAGCATCTATTGTTCTAAACAACGTTCCTGCTTTACTCAACTGAGCAGTTAGGGCTTTGTTCTCTGCGTCGGTAAATGTTGCCGTACCTGACTTATCTTCGAATGTTGCGTCTACGTGCCAGACCGATTTAACCTTGCTAAGTTTTGTTGAGATCGCAATACCAAAACTTGCAGACATTGTTTCAAGAGTTGATCCTGCGTATGTTGTGTGCCAGACCACACCAATCTTGGATCCTGAAATTGTCTTACCGAGTCCTGATGCTTTAGGTACCGCGTAAACAATGGTATTAGGATGGAAAGTAACACACGATTCTCCATCAATATCTTCCGTTTTAAGATCGTCATCCGTATATAAGAAATCACCTTGTACTACTCCACTTATTCCGAGCTTAGCGAATTCTTTTAAAGCAACTTTAAATTTGCTATTGAGTTCACCACTCAGATCATTATCAATTTCTGCATTTGATTTATACAGCTTTGGAGTCTTATTAAATACTCCTTTCTTTGCCACGAAGAACTTTCCATCGGAAGGATCAACACCAGCAAATATAGCAGGAGCTCCGTCCCACTTTGTTGTAATATTAACAGGAGCCTTAGTATTACCTGATAGCATATCGCGAATATTACGAATATAATTAATTACGTTTCTTGTTCCTTTTACACCACCATCGAGAACCGCGTCCTCAAGATGAGTCATGTGCAGGTTTGCATCGGCTTCAGTTATATAACTTTTAAACGATTTCATTTGCTTTTGATCCACTTTTTTGCTAACGTATTTTGTATTGGTCGTTTGGCAAATTTCGTTGCCCATTTAAAACCTTCGCCTGATATATCTGTAACATCAGAACCTTCACTGTTATCTAATACAATAAAGTTCTGAGAAAAGAAACCTTGGAATTTACCAATATTCTTTTGAACATCTTTCCAAAATTTTACAACTTCTTGTGTAGGTAAAGATCTTGGTCTGTTATCGTTACGACTAATTGCTGTATCTAAATCTGTATTCACAAAGATCATTGAAACATCGTATCCAAGTTTCTTTAATTCTGAAGCCTGTGATTTGATCTTATCAAAGTTCTTACCAGTTCCATCAATAACAAGACCTAAACGACCTGTTAGATAACCGTCCATTTGAGCACCAGTAAGTTTCTTTGCGGATTGTCTTGCTGCTTGACCTGCTGCTGAGAATATACTATCGGCATCCATTTTCATCCTGGCTTTTTCCATTGCCTTCTCAAACGGTATATCTGAATTAACAACTTTAAAACCTAAAGCTTGTAAACCAGTTTCCTTAACCATAAAGCTCTTACCTGACCCAGGACCACCTGCTAAAAAGATTGCTTTGAATATCGCAGGATCATTTGGACCTTCTTCGATATAATCTTTAAAACCTTTTATCATAACGAAATTTCCATTGGAATTCCAATTGCGCTTTGTATCTCAACTCCCATAAACTTCATTAGAGAGGCAAACATTTTCTTTCCCATCTTTGCGATCTTTTTAAATACAGCACTGATCTTAGCAAGAACATTGGCAACTGCGGCTTTAACTTTATTTACAAATGCCTTACCTTTATCTTTAGCCCAATCACCGGCTTTCTTTAACATATCGAGTGGACCTTCTGATAGGAAGTCTTCAGTTAACATTAAACCGTCAAGTGTTTCCATTTCAGATAATACAATGCCTCTTAACGTTTCTTCTTCTTTAATACCTAAACGTAATGCTGAATATGCAGGAGCACCACCGCCACCTGATTTAAATGAAACGACAGGTTTAACTGTTTGTGAATATTTAACAATAATAGGATCTTTAATACTATTGATAGGTTGAACTTCAATAGCACCCGTTAGACTGAACTTACCTAATAGGTTAGCTGCGGCAGGAGAACCTGCACCACCAAACTTATGATTACCGGTTGCTGCCTCAAGTACAATATGTTTACTGAATAAAGCATTGACTGCTGTATCTTGATTAATAAGACCTTCGAGCATTTTAGTTAATTCTTTATTGCCTTTATCCTTTGCTTGGAAATCAATCACCGCATCAGTCTTTGAACCAGCCTTTGATTGTTTACGTAAATCACCAGCAGTCTCTCTCGATATTAGAGATGACATATTGGTTTCCATTGTACTAACAAGTTTAGCTGCCATTGTTCTATCTTCGCCCATTTCCGACATTGCTGCCTTAACGATTGCGATAGCTTCTGCTCTAGTTGGTGAAGCAAGCTGTGATCCACCAGATTTCTTTAATGATATCTTTTCTTTAAAATTAGAGGAGGCAATATCAGTCTTTGGTGTTTTATTCTTAGCACCCGATTCTTTCCATATAGGTCCTAAACTAATAGCACCCATACCACGACCAGTCTGTACTAATTGTTTTGCTTTTAATTGGTTATTGAAGTTGGCTGCGATTTTATCAGCAACATCTGTATAGTTACCAAACTTTTCTGCTACTTCAACTGTTGCGGCATCTGTTGATTTGCCGTTGAGTTTATTGTAGGCGTAAACAATGACATCTTCCCATTCCGCACCGGTTGGTGGAGAACCTGAGGCTTTAACATGAGTAAAGGAACTCGATTTAAAACCGGTTGCTCCTTTCATATGTATCACTTTACCATTTGGTGCTTTTAGATACTTTTCTGCTGGACCATCACCATAGGTATAGTCAGCTTTGGTTGCTGCTATAATCTCAAAGTGATCACC